TTGCGGTTAGCTCGGTACTTGTACTCTTGCTTCGGGTTAGTCGGTCGCATTACTTTAGCAATGACTCCGCCGTACTCAGACTTCTCCTCGCCTGTTGGCTCTAACATCAAGCCCTCGGCAGTCATGACATAGGACTTGCCATCCTTGGTTCTAAAGTAAGGTTTGCCGTTAAACGAATAGAGTTCTCCGTAGGTGCTTGCTATCGAATAGTTGACCGTTGAGTTGATCGTGGGGTTAGAATACCCGCCAGTTCCTACCCAAATACTGCCGTCAGGAAACCACTCGACCCTGTCCCTACCCCACACATTGGCAGAGTAAGTGACAACCCATTGACCCACACCACCATCAGCGACGGCTCTCCAATTCTTCTTGATAGTGCGGTCGTTATGTTGCCGTTGCGAACCCAAGGGGCGACACTCTTCCTTCCTACCCCTGATTGGCGTTGTGTTGTCAAACTTAATCTTGGCTTGCTCGTAGCTAGCAAGTTGCTTGACCCCTGCGGTATTACCAAATCCCCATGACATATTAAATCTCCTTCAAAATTAAATAACAGATATAAACAAGAAACCCAATGGCAGGTGCTATCCACACCAAGCCACCCAAAAACTCTTTGCAGTCGTCCCACTCAGACCTATGCCGTTGTATTGCGATAGCGTAGTCGGCGTCCCTAAAAGCCTCGCTTGCTGAGCGGTGCGTTTTATTACTCCATATAAACTGAGCAGGGTCTGTTTCCCCTAGGTAAAGGGAGTCTTTTTGCAGCTTCAAATCCATAACCTCTACCTTTACCACTTTCTTTTTAGTATTCTTTCGCATAGTCCTCGTCCCATTTGTTGTCAAAGTCGGTAGTAGCGTTAAGGATAGGTAGCTTAAGGCACTCGGCAAATCTCTCCACTTGCAGAGCAACACCCTCTATGGTTTCGCTACCGGCAGTAGCGTTGCAGTACCCACATGGCTGACCCTTGTCGTTGTAATAAACTTCTTGGATCTCGAGCCAATCCTCCTCAAACCCATCGGCAGGCATACGGACTAGGCGGTGATTCCAAAAGCTTCTTGGCTTGTCCTCTTGCTCTTGGGTCTGTGCTGCTTGGATCTCGTCGTCGCCCTCGATTGCTTTGAAGGCTTCGATTCTGTCTTCGGTTGTAAAAGTAGTCATTTGCCACACTCGCTTTCTTGGTTAGTTTCGGTTGGAACATCCTTACCGTCTGTTAGATTGTTCCGTTCCATGTCTATAAAAATATTTACTGCCTCGTCCATCTTTTCCCCATAAATGCTTTTTAGGTCAACGATGGTTTTGGTGTTTTTTGCGTCAAGCATAGCTTTTGCCCCACCAGTTTTTACATCTAAATACATACGCACCAATGCCTCCTGATCCTCTAGGTTATCTATCAGGTGTGCTATGTTCAGTTGCATCTGCTTTAGTTTGCTCATTGCTTCTCCTCCTGTAATGCAGTTAACTTCGCTTTTGCGAGGGCAAGCGAGGTATAGCCCTGTGCTACTTCTTCATACTGTGCAAGCGAGAATGGGTCAGAGTCTGCTGTTAATAGCTTAAGGCGTCCTTCCATCTCCGTTATCAGCTCGAGCAATTCGCTAATGCGTTGCCCCTTGTAGTGCGTTGTCATACAAACTCCCTTATCCAGTCAATGTAAACTTCGTTAAGATTAAGCCACCTAGCGTGTCGCTTACGCTCAGGTAACTCAAGTGGGTAAATCAAAAGAATCTCGTCGCCTAGCCTTTTTACATAAATAAAGAACTCGGGCTTGTCGGGCTTGCGGTAAAGCTTAATCACCAACATCAGCATCTCCCGTTAATCTGTAAGTAAACCCTGCCAAGAACCCATCGACATAGCCTTGCTTTAGAAACCTACCCCCGTGGCGTTCCTCGATCGTGCCTGTTGCGGAGTTGTATTCCTCGATATAGTTCCAGCTTTTTAATAGGGCGATGTTGATTACGCTATCCTCGACTGGCGGGTCATTACTGTTCATAAGCCACCTCCAGCTTCTCCCCGAACACATACAGGTACGGATTGCTCTCGGCGACTAACGCCCGCTTTTGTTCCACGGTCGGCGCTGCCCTTAGTTTTTGGAGAAAGTCGTTGCCCCGCAGGAAGGCGTCCGATGGTATCCCCTTGCGTAGTGGTGCGGCAAAGTAGTTGCGTGTCATGTCGTTCTCTTTGGGTTAAGTTGCTTGAGTAGCTCAAGGTCGGTGATGAGCATATAGTTGGATTTGTTGATCGGGGCGATTGTTCTGCTTAGGCTTTTGGCTTGGGCTTCGATATCTCCACACGCTAGGCAATACTTGTAACCCAAGGCGGATCTGCCCTTGCTTACTGATGCCCCGCATCTCATACATATCTTCATCGTTTCCCCCTTAGTTGGTTTTGGAACAATCTAACAGGGCGTTAGAATGTTCTTCGGTGTATCGTAGCCCTGTGTTGGCGTCAATAGTGTTTGGCTCAGGGGGTGTGGACTTAGCTAGGATAGCTTTGATAACCTCGATGACTTCGTAGTCGGTCATGAGTCCGCCCTTGTATAGCGGATCTTCAAATGCGTCTAGGATATTCCCGAGGGTTGTGGAAGACTTGATGTCTTCTCTGTATTTACTCCATTGGCTGATGTCTTGCATGGTTTGCTTCCTTTCAGTTTGGAACAATCTAACAGGGTGTAAGAATGTTCTTGGTGGGTTGATAAAGCGGTGGATAAGTTTTGCCCGACTGGACTTCGTCCAGTATACCACAATAAGCTAACAATGTCAAGTTTTTGTTCTAGGCTTCTGGGGCTTGGTAAAGCTTTGTATTGTTCGGGTTATATGGTGGGTAATGGTGAGAGCGGTGAAAGCTTTGTATTGTTCTAGATTTGCGTGGTTTAGCTAGGGGGAGCTTTGTTCTAGATTTGGGGGGCAATGTTCGGAAATGTGAGAAAAGTCGGAACATTGCAAAAGCCTATAAGTATAAGGGTTTGCTGTCTGTTTTTTTATAATGTTCTATTTGTTCTAAATGTTCTAATAATTATAATAGGCTGGGCGGAAAATGCTTACACTATGCGAAGGGGGTCTTTGTCTTTTGAAATTCTGAGTTGCCGAAGTAAAAGTCGGAACAATTAGAACATTAGAACATTCCTTATAAATCAAGGACTTGCTAGGAACATTAGGCAGAACATTGCTAGCGTAGTTAGAACATTGCAAACGAGGCTGACCCGTGGCTTCACCGTGGCTAGGGCGTTGCTTCTGACCAGTTCCTACGAAGTAAATAAAAAAAGGGGGCAGAGCCCCCTAGGTTAGAACTTGGTATTAGTCCATATCATGACGGATTCTTTCAACCGCATTAGTTTGTCGAAGTCCTTCATCTCGGTTATAGCTAGAATCATCTTCTCTTTTACATCGAGCTCAACGGCACGCTTCGCTAACTCCAAACCTTCATCTTTATTATCAAACATTTCAATCTCCAAATTAAAGTAATGGGACTGAACGGCAGTCCCCACCGACTACGGATTTACTTCTTCTTTTGCAGATTCACATCCTTACCCTGCAACTTACCCAACACCAACTGCAATGTGTGCTTATTGTTGCAAGCTTTCAAAGCCTCCCGAATCTGATCCTTCAAGGGCTTTAGCTCAGTCACCGCACCTGTTTCAGCAAGGGCTTCTCTACGCTTAGCTTCCTTCGCTAGGTTTTCGATTTCCTTGTTATCGCCCGACTTGAAAGCGACAGCCATTGCTTTCTTAATATCAGGAATAGCTTTCAGACGATTAGCTTCGACCTCACGCTCAGCCGCACGCTTAGCCGCAACACCGCCCGCCTTAGGTTTTTCGACACCGACCGCAGGCATAAAGCGATTCCAAGCGACATCAGCCGCCGCCGAATTAAAGCCAGTCCGCTTCATATACTGCTCTTTCCAATAACCCGAAACAGTCATAAACCATTCATAGGTTAATGGCTTAACCTGATCCATAACCGACTTAACATCGACACCCGCAGTTAGGATTTGATTTTCGCCCTGGGTTTTAGCCTTCTCACCCTCAACAAAACCCTTAACCGCTTCGACCAGCTTCGACATCCCCTCACCTTCGAGAACATCGACAGCATCGCCAGTAGCGATAACCTTAGGTGGTACTAAGGCAAAGGATTGTAAACCACGCACTGTGGACTCAACAACAGGATTAACTACATTGGCTTGATTTGCCATAATAAACTCCATTCACATATAGCTAAGTTAAGCAGAACAATCTAACACCATGTAAGAATGTTCCGTCAGTAGGATTTAGCTGAACCCCTACTGAACTTATAGATTAACACAATGGTATAGAATAGGTTAATCTTGGACACGATGAAAGCCAATGGAATCAAAGGGTTAGCTTGGCATAGCAATGGCAAACGCTAAAAAACAAAAATCGATTTCGCTCGCTTCGCTCGGTTGACGGTGGGGTCGATTTACCGTCCTACCTTGACCCACAGGGGTGGCACCCCCAAACATAGCAGTGATGGAACCAACGCCGACACATACACACTAATCTGCACAATACATAGCAATTTTTTAAAAATTTATACCCCACCCCCTGTTGTATTTATGCAACCATAATCAATATCATTTCTATAGAAAGGGGGTACCCCTCTAATCGTTACCTCCCCTACCCCCGGGGGGTATATAAAAAATATATACCTCTTAGAAAAAACACTGTAACCCTATGATTCCTAAAAAGAAACCTGTGCAAACATGTGACATTAAAAGTTGCCCGAACGGGAAGAATGTAAGAAAAAGTGTGCAAAAATAGAAAAAAGTTACTGATCGGGATATTTCGTAAGGTTTTATTAAAGACTTCGTTAATATGGTATATTGCACTGCAACAAAATGTATCGTATAATATACAAATCATCAACTAACTTAGGAGAACACAATGTTCGACTTTACAAACCAAACTAAACAATTTGAGCAATTAGCAAACCGCATTAAAGAAATGAACGACTTCTGGACAAGCATCGTAATGGATACTTGGAAGAGTTTTTACAGCAGCAAGAAATAAGGGTAAACCCTAGGGGTAGGTAGAAGCTGCCTGCCCCACCTCCAAATATGTAGTAAACTATGTAAAACGGAGACATGTAGTGAGTGCTAATCTGATTATTGTGACTGGGCTAATTTATGCGTATATTGCTATAGAACAGGCACTTAAAGGAAACATGGGGCTCGCTTGTATGTACTCTGGATACTGTTTTGCTAACTATGGCGCTTATCTGATTGCTACTAAATAGGGGGTAAAATGAGCTTTACAATCATGCAGCATGATGGCACGAAGATTGTTCAATGGTTTAGTACTATTGATAGTCTTATTCAAAGTATGATTAACAACCCTAAAGACGTGTACCACAGAAATGACGACAATAATCGGTGATTGGAACAATAAGATCCTAGTGTCGGACAGTCAATTTACTGATACTGTTTCAGGTATTAAGTACTTTGAAGAAAAGGTTTTCCCTGTAGATGGCGGTTTTCTCGGAGTTGCAGGTAACTATTGCGATGCTGAGAAAGTGATCGACTACGTAAACAAGAAGACCAAGGTCAAGCCAAAACTAAAGACGGATAGCTCATTCCTCAAGCTAACTAAAGATGGGCTATTTTCCTGCGGGGATGACCTAGAATGGGAGCGAGTGCGTACTTTTATGGCTATTGGGTCTGGAGCTATGGCAGCGGAAGTTTGTATGCGCATGGGACTTACAGCAGAAGACGCAGTAAAATGGGCGTGTGACGTGGACGCTAGCAGCAGCGAACCCATAAAAACTTATTCTCTGCCCGATGCCGTATAAAGACCTAGAAGTAAGAAAAGCAAAACATGCCGAGTACAGCGCTACGTACTATGCAAAAAACAAAGATAAGGTAAAAGCCCTAACTAGAGCAAACAGGGCAGTTGGGAAAGCTAAGTGGGACGCTTTTAAACGTACACTTAAATGTACAAAATGCGAGCAAAACCACCCAGCAGCGTTAGACTTCCACCACACAGATCCAAACGAAAAAGAGAACCTAGTTAGTAAACTAGTTGGCAACGGCTGCTTTGCGGCGGCTATGGAAGAAGTTCAAAAGTGTATCGTATTATGTGCAAATTGCCACCGGATCCACCATTATGAAGAAAATTCTGTTAAGATACAGCCATTAACAACCAACCAGCTGCCAGAACATGCCGGTCAACGTTGAACCAACAAACGAGTACGAGACCCCCAGAAAGGTCAAAACTGCTCCAACAAAATCCCACTCTGATACTTTGAGGGCTAGGGCAAACACGGCGTTACTATTGCGAGAGCTTGGTGGCCCTGATGAGTTTACGGATGAAGAAGACGCACAAGCTAAAGAGCTATTTAAGTTAGTAGACGGCCAAGACCCATCCAAAGAAGTACAAAAACAGCAAATTGACGCTTTAGCAAATCCCGGAATAGCGCTTGCGCTCGGAGGATACATATCCCATTATGACCAACAAGTCATTGCGGACAAAGTGCAACTTCGGAACATTGCCATAAACCGATTATTAGAGATGAGTCAGGACGACGACCAGAAGATTGCCATTAAAGCAATCGAATTACTAGGTAAAGCGTCAGATTTGTTCACTGAACACCAAGAAATCACCATTACGCACAAGAATAGTATCGAGTTGCAAGAGGCTATTAGAGAGAAAATCAAGCTTTTGATGCAAATGAACACTATAGACATCACTCCAGAGCCGGAAAAGCTTGAAAACACGGTAGATGAGTAAGCTTTCGGTCGAAGAACTTCAGGCTTTAGAGCAAAATCTGGGGAAAATGACCCCAGCGCAGCTTCGCTCGCTCTTAAATGAGCTAGATACGACTGTAGAAGCTAAATCTAAAGAGAATTGCCAAGAAAACTTCATGGATTTTGTGCATAAAGTGTGGCCCCACTTCATTGACGGGGCTCATCATAAGGAAATGGCAGCAGCTTTTGAAAGGGTAGCCCGTGGAGAATGTAAACGCCTTATTATTAATATGCCTCCTCGTCATACTAAGTCAGAATTTGCTTCTTATCTACTTCCAGCGTGGTTTTTGGGTAAATTTCCTAAAAAGAAGATTATTGAGACCGCTCATACTGCGGAGCTTGCGGTTGGCTTCGGACGTAAAGTCCGTAATTTGGTGGATTCCGACGTTTATAAGTCTATCTTCCCGGGAGTTGGACTACAGAGTGACTCTAAAGCTGCTGGGCGGTGGGCAACAAACCAGGGGGGAGACTATTTTGCTATCGGTGTGGGAGGTGCTGTCACGGGTAAAGGTGCGGACATCCTCATTATTGACGACCCTCATTCGGAACAAGAAGCAGCCCTAAGCGAGAACAATCCAGAGATTTACGACAAAACTTACGAGTGGTATACGTCTGGTCCACGTCAGCGTTTACAGCCAGGCGGCTCAATTATCATGGTTATGACCCGTTGGTCAAAGAAAGACTTGACTGGACAGGTATTAAAATCAGCAGCGCTTAGAAGTGGTGAAGAATGGGAAGTCATTGAATTTCCAGCAATTTTGCCTGATGGACTGCCACTTTGGCCCGAGTTTTGGTCTTTAAAAGAACTAGAAGCACTTAAAAACGAACTTCCAAACGGCAAGTGGATGGCGCAGTATATGCAGCAGCCAACCTCAGATGTCAGTGCAATCATCAAAAGAGAGTGGTGGAAAGAGTGGGAAGACGAGGATCCACCATATTGCGAGTTTTTAATTCAGTCTTGGGATACAGCGTTCTTAAAGACCCAACGCTCAGACTACTCTGCATGCACTACATGGGGTGTTTTTTATCGCCCAAACGATCGAGGCATTGACGTAGCTAACATAATTTTGCTAAATTCCTTTAAAAGGCGTATGGAGTTTCCCGAATTAAAGCAAACTGCATTTGAGCATTACAAGGAATGGGAACCCGATTCTATTATTGTCGAGGCAAAAGCTTCAGGAGCACCGCTTGTTTTTGAGTTGCGGGCGATGGGTATTCCCGTACAAGAGTATACTCCAAGCAAAGGTAATGATAAAATAGCGAGGTTAAATGCTTGCGCAGATCTTTTTGCGTCTGGCAGGGTTTGGGTACCATGTACATCTTGGGCAGAAGAATTAGTAGAAGAAGTAGCAAGTTTTCCTTCGGGCGAGCATGATGACTTAGTAGACTCGATGAGTCAGGCGTTATTGCGGTTCCGTAGGGGTGGGTTTGTGCAGCTGGATTCTGACGAGCAAGATGAACCAAAGATGTTCAAATCAAGGCGTAACCAGGGTTACTATAATGTATAGGTTAAAAAATGGCAATAGATAAAGCACTCTCACAAGCCCCAATGGGTTTAGGCGCAATCAATATGGCAGACGTGGATAACACCGAGCCGGAATTAGAGATTACTATTGAGGACCCAGAAAGCGTAGAGATTGGCATTGATGGACAACCGATCCTTAAGATAGAGAAAAGCGAAGACGAAGAAGGCTTTGATGACAACCTTGCCGAGTACTTAGACGACAGCACACTTACCGAGCTAGCTAGTAACATCATTGGTGATGTTGAAGATGACATGGGCGCCAGAAAAGACTGGATGCAGACTTATGTAGACGGCTTGCAGCTTTTGGGTATGAAGATTGAAGAGCGCATGGAGCCATGGCCAGGTGCTTGTGGTGTCTACCACCCACTGCTTTCAGAGACACTAGTTAAGTTCCAAGCAGAGACCATCATGGAGATTTTCCCTGCTCAAGGTCCTGTTAAGACTCAAGTCATAGGGAAAGAAACCCCTGAGAAGAAACAATCCGCCGAGCGGGTTGCGGATGACATGAACTATCAGCTTACTGAGAAGATGGATGAGTTCCGCCCTGAGACTGAGCGCATGCTCTGGGGCTTGGGCTTGTCAGGTAATGCGTTCAAGAAAGTCTACTACGACCCAAGCTTAGAGCGCCAAGTATCCATGTTCGTGCCGGCAGAAGACTTAATTGTCCCTTACGGTGCGTCTAGTTTAGAGCAAGCCCCTCGTGTAGCGCACGTCATGCGCAAGACCGAGAACGAGGTTCGCAAGTTGCAAGTAGCAGGCTTTTGGTTAGATGTTGACCTTGGTGAGCCTGTTGACAGCTTTGATGAAGTAGAAAAGAAGATCGCTGAGAAGATGGGCTTTAGAGCCACTACAGATGATCGATACAAAATCTTAGAAGTACAAGTTGACCTTGACCTAGAAGGGTATGAGGACAAAGACGAGAACGGCGAGCCTACGGGCATTGCCCTGCCATATATAGTGACTATTGAGAAGTCTGGTCAGCAAGTCTTGGCGATCCGTCGTAACTGGAGACCTGAAGATGAAAATAAAAAGAAACGCAATCACTTTGTGCACTACGGCTATATTCCTGGCTTCGGCTTCTACTGTTTTGGTCTTATTCATCTTATCGGTGCATTTGCTAAATCAGGTACTTCCATTCTCCGCCAGCTCGTTGATGCAGGGTCACTTTCAAACTTGCCAGGTGGCTTTAAGACCCGTGGCTTGCGAGTCAAAGGTGACGACACCCCCATTGCCCCCGGGGAGTTCAGGGATGTTGATGTGCCGTCCGGATCGATCAGGGACAATATCGTTCCCTTGCCTTACAAAGAGCCCTCACTCGTACTTGCAGGTCTCTTAGATAAAATTATTGAGGAAGGTCGTCGTTTTGCTTCAGCAGCAGATCTGAACATAAGCGACATGAGCGCTCAGGCTCCCGTAGGTACAACTCTAGCAATTCTAGAACGTACCCTCAAAGTTATGTCCGCAGTACAAGCTCGCATCCACTATTCATTTAAGAAGGAGCTTTGTCTCCTGCGTGACATTATTCGTGATTACACCCCCGATGCGTATAGTTATGAGCCAGTTGAAGGCCCACGCCGTGCAAAACAAGCCGACTATGACAACGTTGATGTAATTCCAGTAAGTGACCCAAATGCCGCAACAATGGCACAGAAAGTTACTCAGTATCAAGCAGCATTGCAGTTAGCTCAAGGGGCCCCACAGCTCTACAACCTCCCTTACCTCCATCGCCAGATGTTGGACGTACTAGGAATTAAGAACGCTAATAAATTAGTTAAGCTGCCAGAAGACCAAAGACCCGAAGATCCTATCTCAGAAAACCAAAACGTTCTGATGATGAAACCAGTCAAGGCGTTTTTGTACCAAGACCACCAAGCTCATATTACTGTCCATCAGGCAGCAATGCAAGATCCAAAAATTGCGAAGCTACTAGGTCAAAACCCAAATGCACAAGCGATGATGGCTGCGATGCAAGCCCATATTAATGAGCACATTGCGTACGAATACCGCAAGCAAATGGAAGAGCAAATGGGGGTTACTTTACCGTTCCACCCAGACGAAGACGATGCAGACGAACGTGCAATCCCAGAAGCTATGGAAGTTCAGATCTCTCAACTCGCCGCTCAAGCCTCTCAAGTTATCCTTCAAAGGGACAAAACCGAAATGGCTGCTCAGCAAGCACAACAAGCTGCGCAAGACCCTATTATCCAAATGCAAATGCAAGAACTCCAAATCAAACAAATGGAAGTGGATATTAAGAACCGTAAGCTTGCCGCAGACTCAGCTGCTAAAGCCGATCAGCTCGAGATTGAGAAGCAACGTATTGAATCACAAGAGAAAATTGCTGCTATGAACGCAACTCTTAAGTCTCAGAAAGACAAAGAAGACCGCATGGCTAAGCAAGAAGAAGCAGGAGCAAGACTAGGAGTTGACCTTGCAAAAACAAAACAACAACTAGATCAGCAAAATAGGCAGTATCAACAACAATCGCAAAAACCTCAGAAAGGTAATAAATGATTGAAAAGTATCTTGATCGTGTAGTCAAACAACTAGACGAGAAAGTAGTACGGCTACAGGAAGCCGTGGGTGCCGGAGCAGCAAAAGATTTTTCCGAGTACCAAAAGATGTGCGGGGAAGTGCAGGGTCTATTAACCGCTCGTCTATATATAACAGACCTTAGAAAAAACCTGGAGTCAGCAGATGACGATTGATAATTTAACCGGCTCAAACCCCGGCGTGAATTTGTCGCAAGCAGTAGATTTAACAGCATTACTACACAAAACAGAAGAAGAAAAAGGTAAACAGCTTCCTAAACCGTCTGGTTACAGGATTCTTTGTGCTATCCCTGAAGCAGAGAAAGAGCATGAAGGCGGAATCCTCAAAGCCGACGAGACTTTAAGACATGATGAACTTTTAACCACAGTGCTATTTGTTGTGGATTTAGGTCCGGATTGTTACAAAGACACAGAACGATACCCCAACGGGCCTTGGTGTAAAAAAGGCGATTTTATTCTAGTGCGACCAAACGCAGGAACCCGCTTAGTGATTCACGGACGAGAGTTCAGAATTATTAACGACGATTCTGTTGAGGCAACAGTAGATGACCCCCGTGGTATTAAACGTAAAACTGTATAGGAGCTATAAATGAACCAAGAATACAAATTTCCTGATGAGCAGGATAAAAACTTACCCGAAGATACTCTGGACATTGAGTTAGAGATCGAGGACGATACCCCCGAAAAAGACAAAGGCAAAGAGCCCATTCCTAAAGAGATGGTGGACAAGTTTGATGCCGCCGACGACGAAGAAGAGCTCGATGAGAAAGCCCAAGCCCTACGTCTAAAGCAGTACAAGAAGGTCTACCACGACGAGCGCCGTGCCAAAGAAGCTGCTTATAGAGAGCAGCAAGAGGCTATTGAGCTTGCCAAACGGGTAATGGAGGAGAATAAAAAGCTTCGTGCCCAGTACTCCGCAGGCGAGAAAACCTACATTGAGACCGTACAAAGCCAAGCCGACCTACAAGTCCAAGTGGCTCAACGTGCTTATAAAGAGGCCCTGGAGTCCGGAGACCCAGACCGCATCGTAGAGGCTCAAACTGCATTAAATGACGCTGGCTACAAAGTACAGAAGGCAAGGGACTTTAAACCTAGTACTTTACAAGAGCCAGAAAATGATGTACAAATACAACAAGTAGAGCAACAGCGCCCTAAGATTGACCAAAAAACTCAGTCTTGGTTGGACCAGAATCCATGGTATGGCACTAAAAAAGCTATGTCCAGCTATGCTGTTGGGATACATGAAGAATTATTGGATGAGTACGGACAGGCAGTTGTGGGTACTGACCAATACTTTAAGCGTATAGACAGAACTATGCGTGAAAAATTTCCTGAGTATTTCGATACTTTGGAAGACAAGGCCGAGCCAAATGAAGAGGTCCAGAAACCTGCTCCAAAAGCTAAGCCAAGCACAGTAGTAGCTCCGGCGACTAGAAGTACGGCCTCTAAACAGGTCAAGCTTAAAACTTCTCAGCAAAATATTGCTAAGAAACTAGGATTAACCCCAGAGCAATACGCTCGTGAACTTATGAAATTGGAGGCCCTATAATGGCTGGCAATAATAGAATTACTCGTGAATTAGAAAGTCGTGATGTAACGGAGCGTCCTAAACAGTGGCAGCTTCCAGAACTTCTCCCTGAGCCTGATAAACAGGCTGGCTATTCCTATCGCTGGATTCGCGTTTCTACGCTAAACGCAGCTGACCCCCGCAATCTTTCCGCAAAACTGAGAGAAGGCTGGGAACCTGTACGCTTAGAAGAGCAACCTAAATTTCAACTGTTAGCTGATCCCAATAGTCGTTTTAAAGACAACATTGAGATTGGCGGGTTATTACTCTGCAAAACCCCAACTGAGCTTGTTGAGCAACGGAATGCATATTTTGCAGGCCAAGCCCAAAATCAGACCGAGGCTGTAGATAGTAATTTAATGCGCCAAAGCGACCCACGGATGCCACTCTTTAACGAGAGAAAATCCACGACGACCTTTGGTTCCGGTTCTTAAATTTAATTAGGAGTTTTAAATGCCTTATCCTACCGTAGCAGGCCCTTATGGGTTTCAGCCGATCAATTTGATCGGTGGTCAGGTATTTGCTGGCTCAACTCGCTTAATTCCCATCGCTTCAGGCTCTGGCACATCGATTTTTTACGGTGATGTCGTACGTTTGAACACAGGTGGCACACTAAGCAAAGTTTCGACCACAGCTACCGCAACCGACGCAGTTGGTATTTTCTTGGGTTGTCAGTTCACAAACCCATCCACCAAGCAATTGTTGCAACAACAGTATTACCCAGCTAGCACAGTGGCTTCTGACATTCAAGCTTTTGTTTTGGATGATCCAGATGCGCTGTTCAAAGTTGCCGTAACCGCTGCTGGCACATCGACAATTTCTGGTGTAACACAAGCAGCTATTGGTCAAAACACAGCTTTAATCTTGACCGCTGGCAGCACAACCACAGGCGACTCGAACGCATCTGTTTCAGCAACTACCGGCGCAGGTACAGCAGTTCCTATGCGTATCGTAGCTGGTGTTCCAGAAACAGTTAATGCATCGGGTTCTTTTACTGAAGTTATCGTTAAGTTTAACTTCGGTGTCCACACCTACTACAGTGCTGCTGGCGTAGCAACTGCAGCTTAATAGGAGCTTATAAATGGCTATTTCACGCGCACAACTACTAAAAGAGCTCCTCCCAGGACTGAATGCATTGTTTGGTCTTGAGTATGCTCGCTATGGCGAAGAGCACAAAGAGATCTATGATACTGAGACCTCTGAGCGTTCTTTCGAAGAAGAGACCAAGTTGTCTGGCTTTACAGCCGCTCCAGTCAAAAACGAAGGCTCTGCTATTCGTTACGACAACGGCCAAGAAGCATGGACTGCTCGTTACAACCATGAAACAATCGCAATGGGCTTCAGCTTAACTGAAGAAGCTATCGAAGATAACTTGTATGATTCTTTGTCTGCTCGTTATACTAAGGCATTGGCACGTTCCATGGCTTACACCAAGCAAGTAAAAGCAGCTGCTGTTATTAACAACGGATTCACTAACTCTGCCGCTTATTACGGTGGTGATGGCGTTCCTTTGTTCTCCACAGCACACCCACTGATTTCTGGTGGTACAAACAGCAACACCGTTTCAACTGGCGTAGACTTGAATGAGACTTCTTTGGAAGCCGCTGTAATTCAAATCGCTGGTTGGACAGACGAGCGTGGTTTGTTAATCGCTGCAAAACCACGTAAATTGATTGTTCCACCTAACCTCATGTTCGTTGCAACTCGCTTGCTCGAAACTGAATTACGTGTTGGTACAACCGATAACGACATCAACGCCCTCAAGAACAATGGTTCTATCCCTGAAGGCTACACAGTTAACCACTTCCTGACCGATACAAACGGCTGGTATTTGACGACTGATGTACCTAACGGCATGAAGCACTTTGTTCGTACACCACTTGCTAACAGCATGGATGGTGACTTCGACACTGGTAACGTTCGTTACAAGTCTCGTGAGCGTTACAGCTTCGGCTGGTCTGATCCCCTCGGTATGTGGGGCTCACAAGGCGCCTAATCTGGCCCTTGGCTTTACTAAGACCCCGCCCAAAAAGCGGGGTTTTTTATTGCACATCTTTTTTATTTGTAGTATTATTGAGACATCTGGGTGACACCAGCCTATTAAACTGCCCCAGCAGACGATATACCGATTAATAGGTTTAACTTGTATATAGGAGAATCCTCATGGGTTTCGCTACACACTTAGGTCCTTGGCTATTAGGTACCGTTAAAAACACTACTGGCACTACCGCTGGAACAATTCGTAATACTGGCTGCACAATCGTTGCTCAAGAAGCCCCTGTGGTTTTTGGCACTTTGACTGGAAATGCGTTTGTATTGCCCGCTGGCGCTTGTGTTACTTCTGTTGTTGTAGTTACTACAACCGTATTTAGCGCTGCTACAACTGCGCAATTAAGCATCGGTGGTACAGCATTTACTACTGCCGGCACTATTACTAACGTTGGTAGCACATCATTAACTGCAAACGCAACAACACCAGGCGGATGGCTAAACGTAGGCTCTACAGACGCAATCGTCACGTACACATTAGCGGGCACTGCTTTGACTACTGGTGCTGCAACAATCATTATTACCTACGCAGTACAAGGTTCTAATGGCGCTCAGTTCCAAACAGCATTCGAAAATTAATCTCGTGGGCTAGGGTTTTCCCTAGTCTACTCAACATCTTAGGAGATTAATTATGGGTATGCAATATGACGTAAAACAAGGGCACTTAAACCAAAGTGGTTTCTTTGTTCTTGGGCGCAATCGTGTCAAAGGCGTTTCTTGGTATGGTTCTGCTGCAGATGGCACTTTAGTGTTGTTTGATACAACCACAGCCCCAGTAACTGCAAGCGTTACTTATGAACGTGCAGGAACTTTAGTAACAGTAACTAAAACATCTCACGGACTAAATACTGGTGATGTTGTAGGCATTCATTTTAATACGGCTAGTAATGTAGCAGCAACGGATGGTAATTATTCTATTACTAGACTTACTGCAAATACATTTACCTTAACTGATATTAACAGTGGGACTGTAGCTAATACTGCAACAGCAGCATATGTAAGCGGTGGCAACAGATGGTTAATGACTTATGAAAATGATGCTACTGACACGTTTAGTAATGCCCCTGTCATTCCAGGCGAAGGTGTTTTAGCAACTAATGGCATTTACGCATTGATGACTAATTTAGGCGCAGCACAAATTTACTACGGATAAATAATGTCAGAAACGACTCGAGCGCAGGGTTCATACGACTTAGCAGGGCGGAAGATCATGTTAGGTCTTCCGACTTACGACTTTAAATTGTCTGCTAAGCTAGCTATTTCGCTAGCTTCTTTTTGCGTTCGTGCAACGCAGCACGGAGTGGATATTCAGATTTGTAATATTTCTGGATGCTCAGTAGTTTCTCGTGTTCGCAATCTTATAGCTAAAGATTTTCTTGATTCAGACTGCACAGATTTGATGTTTATTGACTCAGACATTAACTTTGACGCTGAAGACATTTTCCGCCTAATGGCGTGGAATAGCGACCCTAAAAAGGGGATTGTTGCTGGTATTCCAGTAGCCCGCAAAAAAGGCAAAGTTTATATCTCTACATTAGATACTGACGAAGAAGACAACATCTTTATGAATTACATGGGTTTGGTTAAAGCCAAGCGTGTAGCTACTGCCTTTATGTTGATTCGTAGAGAAGTATTCGAGAAGCTAAAAGATGCGCACCCAGAGTGGGTTTACCATGATGAAAAGAAGGTAGGCGATGAAATAATTGCTTTCTTTGATTTTGCGCTTAAAGATGGAAACTACATTGGTGAAGACTTCTTATTCTGTGACCGTGCTAGAGAAGTGGGTTACGAAGTATGGATTGACCCAACAATTAAATTAGGTCATATGGGCATGGAAGAGTTTGCTGGAGCTTTTGGCGAAGATTATCTATACCCATTAATGAAGTCTATTGAATCCAAAAAGGAAGCCGCATAATGGCGACTAAGAAAAAGGGAGTTTCTCTTGCGGTTGGCCGTGGTGAAAAGTTGCCTGTATCTAAGGGCGCTGGGCTTACCGCCAAAGGTCGTGCTAAGTATAATGCAGCTACTGGCTCGAATCTAAAGGCCCCGCAGCCCGAAGGTGGCGCTCGTAAGCGTTCTTTCTGCGCACGTATGTCCGGTATGCCAGGACCAATGAAAGATGAGAATGGTAAACCAACCCGCAAGGCAGCTAGCTTAAAAAGGTGGAAATGCTAATGAAAGAACATCTAAGCGAAGGCTCCAAACATATACTGGATGGGCTCTCATTAATTACTGTACTAGGAACCCTTGCAGATATGTTACCAGCTGTTGCCGCTGTTTTTACGATAGTGTGGACAGCTATCCGCATTTACGAAACTAAGACTGTTCAACGTTGGTTAGGTAAAAAAGATGCCGTCAACAAGTAAGAAACAACACAACTTCATGGCAGCAATTGCAAACAATCCAAAGTTTGCTAAGAAGGTAGGAGTTCCACAATCCGTGGGTAAAGATTTTAGCAACGCCGATAAAGGCAAAACATTTAAAGAGGGTGGCATGATGAAACCAGTAGACAAGAAAAAGAACCCAGGTATAGCCAAGCTGCCTACAGCTGTGCGCAATAAAATGGGTTTTATGAAAGAGGGCGGCGCTGCCCATTCAGACATCAAGATGGACAAGAAGGTTGTTAAAAAAGCTGTTGGTATGCACGACAAACAGCAGCACGGCGGTAAGAAAACTAACTTATCTAAACTAGCTAGAGGTGGTGGCATTGAGGCCAAAGGTAAAACCAAAGGCAAAATGATTAAAATGACTAAAGGCGGGAGCTGCTAACATGAAAAAGAAAATGAAACGTTACGAACAAGGTGGCGGGGTAGAACTTGAGTCTAAGACAGGTCGCAACGAGAACATTGGTGACGACGTACGTGAGCGTGCCATGGCTGCTATGGCTGCTCGTGAATTAGGTGCGGAAGAGAAAAAAGCTGCGCCTAAAGCTACACCAAAAGCTGCGCCTAAAAAAGAAGCTGTTTACAGCCCTAAGTCTCAACCAGAATCTGACCGTGAAGAAAACTCTGCGTTTATGAAACAGTTCAGAAAAGACGAAGCTAAAGCTAAGGCTAAAGACGAGCCATCTTTTCTTAAAGGCACTAAAGGGTTTAAAAATCTTGGTGAGGCGTTTAAGGCTATGCGTCGAAGCGCCGGCATTACTTCGTACAAATCGGGCGGTTCAGTATCTTCAGCTTCCAAGCGTGCAGATGGCTGCGCAGTTAAGGGTAAAACCAAAGGACGGATGGTTTAATCATGGCCGATCCAGATAAAATTGTTGCGGATATAGACCGTAAACAAAACCAAGAGGATTTGGGAAACCTTAACAAGTATATTGTTGAGCCCATCAAGAAGGTTGGACGGCGTATTTATAACAATGTCATGGGTACCCCAGAGCAAAACAAAGCGGCGCAAGAGCGTATGGACAAATCCAAAGGCAAAAAGGCTGGCGGCATGATTAGGTCTTCTGCCTCTAAACGTGCAGATGGCTGTGCTATTCGTGGAAAAACGAGGGCTTAATTATGTACGATGATAATTCTACTGGGGGCCCAGAGAAATATACCAAAGAGCAATTCCAGAAAATGGAAAAAGAGCGCTTTGCTGCTGAAGCTCGTGAAAACGCAGAACGAGATAAAGAAAAAGCTAAAAAAGAGGCTAAGCAAAACGCCGAGTGGGACAAAATTCGTGGTGAAATAAAAGTTAACCAAGCTTTAAGCAAACAAAAGTCTAAAGACCTAGATGCTAGACAAGATACTTTACCGGGTTTTCGTGGTGAATCACGAGATAACCCTAATCGGGCCGAAATGGAGCGAAGAGCCATAGCAGATCAAGATGCAAAAGCAGCGGAAAGAGAAGCCCGTAAAGCAGCAAAAAGTGGTGGCGGTGGTGGCGGTGGTGGCATTCCTAAAGTAGGACCCAAAAGACCTACGGAAATGAAAAAGGGTGGCAAGGTATCTAGTGCTTCTAAGCGTGCTGATGGTATTGCTATTCGTGGTAAAACGAGAGCGTAATGGTTAAACCTGTTAATCCTGCACAAGGTGTTTTTGATTTTGGAGAAAGCCCCGAGCAACCAAAAAAGAGAAAGCCTGCGGATCCGGGGTATAAAGAGGTGCACGAGAAGTACAACCCGCCAGAAAAAGACCCCAAGGGTAAAGCTACTGAGAATAAAGAGTTTGAAGATAAACGCCCGCCAAAAAGCGATTTAATCCGTCAAGCAGAAATTAACAGGATGAAAGAAATACTAGATAAATCTAAAGCTAGTGGCGGCGGTGGTGGCGGAGCAGGTATCCCTAAAGTAGGTCCTAAAAGACCTTTGGATATGAAAAAAGGCGGTAAAGTATCGTCAGCCTCTAAACGTGCTGATGGATGCTGTATAAAAGGGAAGACAAGAGCATGAGACCAAGTAGAGGAATGGGCGATATAAAGCCAACAAAGATGCCTGGTGCGAAAAAGAAAGCTCGCAGGGATGACACCGACTTTACTCAATACGCCAAGGGTGGTAAAGTTGGTAAGGGTAAAGGCCCAAGTTCGGTTGTTACCACTAAAGGCGGCACTGCATCGGCTATGGCTAGGAAGTTACTAGATAAGCCGGGGTCTTTAAAAGCGTCTGACATGTACAAAGAAGGCGGCAAAGTTAATGCTGCGGGTAACTACACAAAGCCTGAGCTTCGTAAGCGGATTGTTTCCCAAGTAAAAGCTGCTGCAACACACGGCACTGGCGCAGGTCAATGGTCTGCCCGTAAAGCGCAATTAGTAGCGAAGAAATATAAAGCTGCAGGTGGAGGTTATCGTGATTAAATGGTTCTGGAGATTACTCAATGGCACTAGCAAAACCCCAACGGAGCCTCAAAGCGTGGGGCGATCAGAAGTGGACAACGAAGTCGGGAAAGAAGTCGTCCGAAACAGGAGAGCGGTACCTGCCAAAAAAAGCAATACAAGCGCTAAGCCCGCAGGAGTACGCAGCAACGACACGAGCAAAACGAGCCGGAAAAGCACGGGGGCAGCAGTTCGTGCC